GAGATAGAGGGTTTACCCCACTGATTCTCCCCGATGCCGGGATCCACGTAGTAAAGTTTGCGTCCTGAGGGCAGCGTAATGGTAAAGGCGTCTATGCACCGATTACAGTCAAACTCCCGGCTCAGCAGGAGCCCTCTGACCCCCACGGACACCCCCTGGGTGATGACCTGCACGGCGGCGTTATCCATCGTGTACCACAAATCGCGGATGCGTTTGTTGGCCTCCCGCCATCGGCTCACAATATCCGGGAGATCTTCTTCTGGGATGCCCATATCCAGGGCGCCCATGTTGATGAGTGCGCCGGTGCTACCCTGATACCCCAGAGCCAGTTCTGCTACCTTACCCTTCTGCCTCAGGGCGTACTCCGGATTACCTTTTTTGATAAGTTCAATGGGCACACCGAACATCTGCGAGGCACTGGCCTCGTAGATCCGCCCGTGGGTGCGAAATACTTCGAGCCGCCATTCTTCGCCGGCCAGCCAGGAGATGACGCGAGCCTCGATGGCGCTAAAATCAGCATCTATGAGGACGTGCCCTTCCGGGGCCACAAAAGCGGTGCGAATGAGCTGGCTGAGGGTGTCAGGCACAGCGCCATATATCATCCGGAGCGCATCCAATTTACGCTCCTTGACCAGCTCACGGGCCAGGCCCAGAGGCTCTGTGTACGTCCTGGGCAGATTTTGGACCTGTACCAGCCGTCCAGCCCAGCGCCCGGTTCGGTTCGCCCCGTAGAACTGGAGTAATCCGCGAACCCGCCCATCAGGGCACACAGCGGCTTCTATGGCGTCATATTTCTTGGTGGATGTCTTACCCAACTCCTGGCGGATTTCCAGCATTCGCTGGACCTGTGGGCTGTTGCCGTCCTGCCCCAGCAGTTTGGATACGGTATCCTTGCGCAGATCTGATACTTCTTCTCCTGTTTCTGTTTGGAGCCAGGACGACAGCTGCGCTACGCTGTTGGGATTGTTCAAACCTGAGATTGCGGTTGCCTCGGCCATCAGATTTTGACGGACTGTGTCCCCAAGGTAGAGCGCACCGATCACCAGATCCATATCCACAGCTACACCACGAGCGTTGATCATCAGATCCGTTTCCCACTGCTTTTGCACAAAGTCAGGCACAGGGAAAGCGGACAGCAGGTTCTCTATCGTCATTTCTGTCACGACATCCTGCTGGCAGTATTCCCAGAATAATTTCCACTTGCCGGGATCGTGTTGAGGCAGATTGCGGGTGCGCCCGCCATTGGCCTGGGAGGGCTTGCAGGGGACACAGAAATAGCGGATGAGGGCTTTTCCAGTGCTGAGCTTCCGTTTATCTTCAGGGAGTCCCAGCGCCCGCCCTGTGGCCTCTAGACCCGCTGTATACCCACAGTAGAGGCCATGGAGCATGGTGCACCGCCATTGATCCGGCGGAAGGGTAGCACCTAAAAACTTGGACAAGCAGCCCCACTCGAACGGGGCGTTGTATGCATGCTTGATGTACTTTGGGCTGAAGATGGCCCCGACAAGCCACGGGGGGAGTTGTTCCCCCCGTGCCAAGTCGATGACCTCGACCGGTGCGCCGTCCAGACTGTACGCAAAAAGCAGAATTTCGAAGTCTGGGCTGGAAATGTATTTCTGGGCCCCTGCTTTTGCGATAGGAACACTAGAGAAAGTTTCGAGGTCGATACTGAGATGATGAATCATTGGCGACCCCCTTACAGGTACAGCAGGCTGCTTTCGATATCGCTGGGGATATTGTCCTCCCACACGTAGGAATTTTTAAGGACGTATTCGTTGTAGCTTGCTGCGGTCTTATTGGCCCTCATACGGGCTTGTTCAGCCCATGACTGCTTTTCTTCGCTGTCGCTGTCTTTATACTGCTCATAGGTCAGCTTATCGCTTGTATAGCTGGCAATCATTGCCCTGCAGGTATCCTCCACCTGCTTTCGGGTGTCGTAGTTGGTCTTATCGTCCACTTTTTGCACATCGAAAAACCACTCATTCCAAATAGCCCTGCCGGTGGGCGTTGCTCCGAAGAAAACGGGGCACCCCACGCATAGAACGAGCAGCAGAGCAATCAGAAGAATTGATACAGTTCTCTTCATCTGGCCACCTCATAAGAAACAACGGGGTCTGAAACCTCAAATGGAATGTCGGAGTACAGGTATTCACCAGTCCATTCAATGTACTTCCCGTCCGGGGTAAAAAAGAAAACGCCGGAATCGTTCTCACCGTAGGTGCCATCAATATCTGCAAGCCAATCATTCCTGACAGAACCGTATTCGTAATATTCGCTATCAGGAGTTAAAAAGCTATTAAGGCTTGACACCTTTCCATCGACGACGAAGCTACCAACGACGGTGTTGCCACTGAAAAGCACGATATAGCCCAAAGGCTTTTCAATTTCACACACCAGCGTATTTGCTTTTTCCCGTTGGCCGTTTACCCAATAGGCGCGGCGGATAAGATTGTAGCGCTCCAAAGAGTAAGAAATATCCTCCGGGGTGGGCTGATTTCCCTGCAAGGTGTTTGCTGCCTGCCGAGTGCGGGCAGTGTCTTTCCCGGTGCCGGATACCGGGTAATCACACCTGGATAAGCAGGCAGCAAGACTCAGGGACAAGATTAGCGCGAGGATAACTGTAATGGCCTTTTTCATGATTGATTTCTCCTTTCGTGGGGAGGCGCGTGACCATTTCGCGTGTAACCACGCGCCCCTATGTTGTTACAGCGGCTGGCCAGTGATGGGGTCGATGCCGCTGTTGGTGTTCCAGGGCACACCGGCGGGGGCCGCAGGGGCAGCGCCATAGGCAGGAGCGCCATAGGCAGGAGCGCCAACGGGAGCCGTAGGAGCGGCGGGAGTCACGCCATAAGCGCCGGGGGCGGCCGGCACTGCCGCACCGTAGTTGGGCGTGGCAGGGGCAGCAGGGGCGGCTCCGATGCCCGCGAAATCTGTAGCCGCAGAAGCAGAGCCGGAAAGCGGCTCACCGTCGCGGGTTTTGAGCACATTGCCCAGGCCACAGCCGATACCCTTGTTGCCGGAGTTGGAGTATCCGAAGAAACGGATTGTCACACGGGCATACATGCCACTGTAGATGTCCGCCGGGGAAAGCTCGCAGTTGATGTTATCGATGCCCACGACTTGGGGCTTGATCTTGCTGGATGCAGTCATCACCCAGTGGCCCTTGCACTCGTCGCCAAAGGGGACTCCAGAGGGCCGTACTCCGTCGCCGTCATAGATGGGAACCCGGAGCTGGGGCGGGCGGGTGCCGTTCCACACCTTGGACAACGCCTCTTGGGCGGCAGCCTGGATGGCGGCGTCAATGTCCGCCTTGGTGGCCGCATCCGTCTTGGGGATGAGCAGCGTGACGGAGTATTTGAGTTCCTGCCCAGGCTGAGCAGCCCGGGGAGTGGTCAGATGGGCGTAAGACAGGCGTACCTCGCCAGTCAAGACTTTCATAGGATCATTTTGGTACATAGTTAATAATCTCCTTCCTGAATTTTCATTTTGGATTTTAATTCGCCCCAGATGCTCTGGATTTTTTTCCAGCCCTCAAACTGCTTCTTGGCTTGTGTGGCCTCTTTGGTCAGGCGGTTGTTTTCCCGCATGATCTTACGGTCCGCCACCTTGCAGCTCCGCTTGTTCGCCACATAGCGCCAGCCGCTTTTATAGGCGGCGCTGGCAGCCTTATTTGAGGCCTCGCAATCCGCCACTATCTCTGAGAGGAAAGCGGCGGTGGTTTGGATTGCCTCCATGTTGTTATCTGGCTCTGCAAGCATCAGCTTAAATAGCTTGCGGATGTTGCGGACTGGCAGATCGGCCAGCCAGGTGAGCCCCAGGTCAAAGGAGGCGGTGCGGTAGGTGAAGTGAATAACCGGGTTAGTCATTGCCGCGCTCCTATTAAAATAAGGGCACATCAACACCGGCAAAATCAGCGGCGGCGGAGTTGTAGGGCTCCCGCTTGTCCGTTGCCAGCGCCAATGTAGGCTTGCCCAAGGGCTTGACCACATAGCTGCCGATTTTCTCAGCAAACTCCGCTTTGCCCATCAGTTTCTCCAGCTCGGAGAGGGTCTTGGGCTTGCGGTCATAGACCAACGCTTCATCGTATCCGGCCGCAATGACGGCTTGG